TGATAAGTCTTTTTTCATCAGCCATTACATTTTTAGTGCTTCCTGCTGTGAATCCTGAAATATCTCTTTTAAGTGTAGCTCCACAATATACCTCAGTTGCTACTTCGTTTGAACTACCATAGATTAGCTCCATGATGTCATTGAAAGCAACTTCTCCTAAAGAACTTCCTGATGCTCTAGTTGAAGCATTAGTAGTCAAGGCATTGATTACACCTGTCATACGTCTTCCTACACCAGAACTACCAGATGCTCGAGACCCTGCCATATAAGCAAGTTCGATATCTTTAGCGTGTTCTTTTACTCCCTTGTTTGTTTGATAAGCTGTAACAGATACAACACCATCAACTGCTTCCTCAGTACCAGAAATTTGGATATTTTTTCTAGCAATTTGAGTTACATTGTTGCTTCTAGTAGGTTGTACTAGGTCTGTTACTGCGAAATCAGCTCCCTCAATCTGTGCGTTGTCTGCTGAACTTGCGAATACATCAGTTGTGTACTCGTGCAAAGTTTGCATTGCGTTACCTCCCATTGGAAGTCCACTCAAAAGTGGAGTTTCTGCTGGAGATACGTTTGTTACTACATCTAGAAGGTCCTCTCTACGTGAACCATCCATGTAAGTAATTAGTCCTGCGGCCATATAATATGTACCGTCCTGTTAGCCTACTTTCTTATGCTTTTGCATAAAGGTTGCCCAGTCTTTAGTCTTTCTAGCTGTTGCAAAGTCTTTTTCATAATCGTCAGATTCAGCTACAGTTCGGTTGTTAGTATGAATTATAGACTTAGAACCTTGGTTTTTGGCATGAGCGGTTAATGCTTCAAATGTAGATTTATTATTTTCTACTGTTTGGGCATAGGTCTCACCATCCTTTTTAAGTTGCTTCACTAAATCCATGTGTGGAGTTAGCTCAACATTGGCGTTTAAAAAGTTTGCTTCTTCAAGCTGTGCAACCTTCTCCTCTAGAGGGTTTCCAGTTTGTTCGGTTGTATCATCAGTTTCCTTTGTGAGGTCTGATAGATACGAGATGGCTTCTGCTTCTCCCCCCTGTTTTTGTTCCAGAGCGGTGATAGCATCTTTGTATTTGCCAACTTTACCGACATAAGAAGTGGTTTCTTTAATACCTTTAATTGCTTCTTCCTCAGTCTTGTATGACCGATTAGTAGCTGTGTTAATGGTATCTAGGATACTCACGTCTGAAACATTTGCTTCACCTTCTCCAGAAGAGCCATCTTCTGTAGTTTCGGTTTCTGCAGGACTGTTTTCGCTTTCCATGATTGTTAAGTTAATGAGCCTTAATTGGCTCTCTACTGGGCATTTAAGCCCAATATGAGAATCAACTAGTCTTATATATTATATCTGATTGTGTTTTGTCTGCTTTCTCTTCTCCCCATTCAGCATCTCCTTTAACAGATTCAAGCCATTTCTCTACTAAATCAGCACTGCCTTCTCTTATCTCTAACTGTTTAAGCTTTTCCTCTGTCTTTAAGTCTTTGCCAATGTTCCTAATATCACATATATCTTCTATCAATCCTTTCATTCTTTCCTCTATTATGCACCACCCTGGGGTGTCTAGAGTGTTCTTAATCATCTGTATGTCTGATAGTTGCTTTTGTGTTTCTTTATCCATATTATACTCCTGCTCTAGCAGTTATCGATTGTGTTAATTGTTGTTCAGGGCTTAGTGATGGTTTGACTCCTGCTGGTATTCCTTGTCCTTGCGGTAGTTCTGGCAATCTAGGGATTTTAAGGTTAAGTCCAAGTATATCATTCAAAGCGTTACCAATAGGCTCTGCAAATCTAGGGTCAATCCTACTAAAGTTAATAAGGTCTGTTACTAAGATATTCTTATCAATCTTTTCATCGCCTACATATACCTCAAGGTCGTACTCAGTTAAATCTTCATCTTCTAGCATCTCTCTGAATCTTAGGTTGCTTTCATTGATTACTGTTTTAAGACTCTTCTCCCTTACCTCAGCTATCTCATCAAGCCCTATAATTGGCCTACCAGCTTCTACTCTTTCAGCTTTAAACTCTTCTTCTGCTTCGTCAGCTACCATTTCATCAAACTCTCTAAGCTCTGTGTTATCTAGAGTCAATCTAACTATCTCACCCTTCTTTAAGGTCTTACCTGTTAAAGGGATATAATGTCTTTCAAGTACTCTTTCAATAAAGAATCCAATATTTTCTTTAACTAGGTCAAATCCTTTGCTTCCACTTCTAGCCTGTATTGCTCCTACTGTCGCTGTGGTTGTGGCCGCTACTGATTCACCTGTTACAGCTTCAAAAGCTCCTGTTACTCTCTCAGCCCAAGTTTGAGCTACTTCCTCATCTCTATAACTAGCCATACTAGCATCTTGCTGTACTAGTTGTTCAATATCATCCATGTTCTCGACTGGTAAAGCTCCATTAACAGCTAATCGTTTCATCATTTGAGGTGTAATTCCTTTACCTTTCTTAATCTTCCATAGTCCTAAAGCTGATACTGTTGCTCTGATAATACGAGTATTAACTATCATGTTCTGATAAGACTGTAGGAATAATACCTTTTCAGCTATTCCTCTACCGTACCATCTAACATCCATTCTAGTGTACCAAACTTCCTCATAAGGTTTAGTTCCTTTCTTGTTCTCCTCTATTAAATGAACTTTATATCCTCCATTGTCTGTTTCCGATGTTACTATTCTACCTTCAATCTGTTCAGTATCATCAGGGTTCCCTGTAATAAGAGTTCTAGGCATCAGTCCCCATCTTTCATATACTACTACAAGTTTAGTATCTCCTCCGCCATCGCCTCTAGTTTCAGAGCCTAGTACGTTGTTCTTGTCTACATTCTCAGCTCCAACTACATCCTCAGTATTAATCCATCCTGGCATCCTTTTAACTTCCTCAGGTGTCATTATGCTTCTTTCAATTACAGCGTCATCTTCTTGTATAGTTCCTCCTACTGGGTCTTTATAGAAATTAAGTAGGTCAACCTGTTTAATCAATGCTTTCTTTTTACCATCTTTATCTTCTTGTTCAACTATCTTCCATACTACAGTTCCATCTATAGCAAGGCTACGTTCCATCTTATTCAGGTCTTCACCAAATCCTTGTTTGTCTAGTTTGTTCTTAACATATGCTTTTACTAACCTACTGAAGATAATCTTTCTAGGTTTCTTTGATATGAAGTTTACATCCTTCTGGTCTATGTCAATGTTCTTAACAGTCGCTTCTACTAATGCTTCTGTTAAAGGTACAAAGGTTTTATCTCTTCCAGTCTGAGGGTCTTTGGGTTTATTGAATACTCCCCAGTAGTTCTTTCTACAAGCTTTAATCACCTCTCTCATGTTAAATGCGACTTTCTCCGTCACCCAAACAGTTGCGTTTTCCCATTCACTCTTCTCACTGGAAACAATGTGTGCTGCTTGGCTTTCGATGTCGCTGTTGCTCATCAAATTTGCCATATTATTGTTATTCAGTGATGGATAGTTCCTACTGTTTTATATTAAGTTAAATCATTATCGTACATTCCAAAGTTTTCGTTTTGTTCTCCTCTAGGCCTGTAAGAGTCTAAGCCATATCTTATAGCATCCATAGGATTGCTCCACTCGTGTACTGCATCGTCTACTACGTTTATGAACTTACCTGTGTTTCTATCTTCTCTCCACATATAGTTATTATATGCTGTGTGAGTCTTTGTGCTTCTCCTAGTTAAGCTTATCTTTTGAGCGCCTACGAAGTCTATTCCTTTGTTAACACTTCCTGGGCCTTTAATAGCTCCTATCATATTCACACCATAATCCTTTATCTCTTCTATACTCTTAGGCTCTGAACTGTCAGCTATGACTAAAGTTTGTGGTTCTTCCATCGCTTGTAGTAAGTCTGCTATAGCTTTATTGTCTAATCTCTTCTGGTAAACTCTTTCGTCTATTATGAATCCTCCGTTGTATTCGTATATGTCTACTATAACTGTAGGGTCAATACTGAATCCGAAGTCTAATCCTCTTCTTGATAATCTAGCTTCATGAGGTATTTCATCAACTATATTCCATCCCTTGTAAATCCTTCCTTCTAAGTTGTTAGGTTCTCCTAGCCATTTAAACTTATATAGTGATGGTCTCTTTTGTTTATCGTCTTCAATTTCTTCCAAAATTACATCTGGTATCATTCCGTATTTAACTGCTATAGGGTAGTTCTGATTAATAACCAAGGTGTTTGGTCTTCCTTCTATCACTAATCTTTTATGTACTGGGTCTTCATCCAGTAATCTATTGTATGTATATATTATTCTTGAATTAGGTTTTCTTACTGTAGGGGTTAAAACATCTATGCTCTTCTTTGATATTGTTTGAGCTTCTTCTACCCAAGCTACATCTATTCCTTCAATACTCTTAATTCCTTGTTCATTATGCCACAAGCCTTTAAAGATGAAGTCTGAACCAATAACTGTATTTACTATTGAGTTATTGGTTACCTTAAAGTCTGCCATCCCATACTTTTCAATCAGTTCCTTTAATAGTTGATGTGAACTTTCTGCTATAGATGCTTGGTATTCTCTAAAACATCCTACTCTAGTTTTTTCTTCTCTAGCTCTTATAAGTAAAAACCTAGCTACTGTATGAGATTTTAAACTATATCTTCCACCGTACAATGCTGCTTCTCTCCAATCTCTATCAAATAATCTTTTATACTCCTTCGGTATTATTATTGTCTGTTGTTTTTTCATCTATAAACTTTACTAATATAGGTTTTAATTCATTACCATCACTTGTCATGTCTAAGTTCGGCCCAAACTCTTTTTTGTTCTTTCTTTCACTCCACCACTTGCTCAATTCAATGTCTTTTTTATCTATTATTTTATTAGCTATATTGCGTTTTGCTATCATATTTACGTTTTTGCGCAATAATTCAAAGTACTCTTTTAGCTTCTCATTTACCTCTAATACGTTGTAAAATATCCTTTCACTAATATTAGCGTCTAAACAAGCTTCAGTATTATTCATTCCAAGCCTGAAGGCATCTTTTAGCTCTTGCATAACTTCTGGGGTAAATGTAGTTCCTGCTAAAGCTGTTATCTTTCTTGGTCTCCCTGCTTTGCTCATAAAAACTTCTTATTAATAAAGGCCATTATCTCCCTCTCTGTGGATGGTTTCTGTTTCTTTTCAGGCTTTTTGTTAGCCCATATTTCTTCCATCTCCTTAGAGGGTTGTTTATGGTTGTTAATAGCTTGTAGTCCGTTTGTCATTTAATTGCTCTTAGTTGTTTATCTCTTATCATCCAACCTTCTATTCCTATAGGCAGTTCATAATTACTTCTTCCTCTATTAACAGTACAAATCATTGTAGGTAATTCTGTATCATTCTTTTTATACCATTTCTTAGGGGGAGTGCAAATTAATGTTAGTTCTGCGTCTCTAGCTGGTGTTGGTTTAATAACT